ATGCAGGATCCATATGCACCACCACGAGGTACAGAGGGAACTGTGCAAGGGGTAGACGATGCAGGAGCCATCATGGTTGATTGGGATAATGGCAGTGGACTACACATATTATACGAGATTGACAGATGTGAAAGGATTTAAAACAAGGAGGAAATCATGAAGAGAGAAACACTAGAGAGAGCGATTGAACTTAGAGCCGAAATACATCGCATTGAAGAATGTTTAAAAAGAATAAAAAACAGAGCTTTTTTTGAGACGGAATGTAGACTCCGCTTTAACATATCGGTTCTAGGTTATCTAGATCAGGGTGGTTTTGAATTGACCGATAAACTAAAAACAAAGATAGAAACAACAATTCGAGAATATGTTGAAGACCTGAAGAGGGAACTAGAATCGCTATAAAAGCACCATATAAGCGAAACTCTACAACTAAAGAATGAGAGAGGGAAATAATGAAAAGCGAAACAGTAATTTATTTAAGCGGAAAGATAACAGGTCAAGCAAACTATAAAGAACTATTTGAAGAGGCAAAGAAAGATGCCGAGGATAAATTTCCAGGAGCAACAATAATCAATCCTGCAGAGATTAGCCTACCTGAAATCTGCGATTGGGATGACTACATGAGCATTTGCCTGCGCCTGCTCGATAGAGCATGCATAATCTACATGCTAGACAATTGGTTAGAGAGCAAAGGAGCTCGTAAGGAATACATCACAGCATTTCAAAAGGGACTAAGAGTATACTTCCAAACATACAGCAGGAGAATTGAAAATGAATAAAGAAATAGAGGCCCTTGCAAAAAGAGAGCTTGAAGAGGCAAACAAGATACACCCACAATTTAGCAGTACCCACGAAGGGTACGCAGTGATCTTAGAAGAGACAGAAGAACTCGCCGAGGAGTCGGAAGAAATCGAAAAGATTATAAGGACGTGGTGGGCATATCTCCGTAAAGACGAAGATATAGGCATACAACAGAGACGAGTTGAGAAAATAAGAATCCATGCAGTCAATGCGGTTAAAGAAGCAATCCAGGTGATTGCGATGTGCGATAAGTTCAAGAATTTATAAAAACCTACATTATATATATAGGAAAAAAGACGAGCTCGAGTGAAGAGCATTGCAGCTCGATAAGAGTATTAGTAATAGAGGGAAAAAACGAGAGATGGCAAAAATAAAACAGGTAGCTATTAAAGAGACATGCGTAGCAGGAAGAACTATTGAGCATGTCATTAAACTTCCATCAGGATGTCATAAAGGAAAGAGGGCGCAAAGAATGAATGCCACATCCGAAAATGTAAAGAAGATAAACGACATCATAGCAGAGCGAAACTTTAGAAGATTAATCAATCATAATTTTGGATATGGATCAGGACACTACACACTAACATATGGCCATGATGAGCCAACGCCTGCAGAGGGACAGAAGCGCCGCAAGAATTGTTTGAACAGACTCAAGTATGCAATGGGAGATGAGCTAAAGTGGATTGCTGTTACAGAATACGAAAATAAGCGAATCCATCACCATGTTATAATCAACACTTGCGATGCAGCCCTTATAAATAAGAAGTGGGGCAAGGGATGGGTAAAGCCAACACTGTTTGATGATAGTGGTGACTATCACCTACTCGCAAATTATTTGATAAAAGAGACACAGAAAACTTTTAGGGATGAAGATTGTCCTACTAAGCGCAGATATTCCTGCAGCAGAAATTTAGAAAAGCCAATTGTTAAGAGAGAGCCAGTAAGTATCGCGGCTCTATTTGACGATCCAAAGGCAATCAAAGGCTATTACATAGCAAAAGACAGCATAAGGAGATACACCCATCCCGTTACGGGACTTGATTACCTAGAGTATACCGAGATAGCTTTAGACAAACCAAGAAAGTATAAGGTATGGCCACGAGGAAAGACGGTCCGTGCAGAGGGACCTATAAAAATAAGGGAAAGGGAAAAACAGCTTGGTATTGCCGAGCTCGGTTAGTGTGCAATGAGAGATTACCAAAGGCAAAAGAATAACAAGTATAACCTGCCCACAGAAGTATATCATCAAACGGTATGGCAGATTAGAGATTATTATAGACTCAAAGCAAAGGCACAAGATATCCTTGACGAATGTGCAAAGCTATCTGATGGACAACCACGAGGGACTGATATACAAGACATCGTTGCACAGAAGGTTATCAAAAGAGATGCATTCATCGAAAAGACGAGGGCAATCGAAAAGGCGCTCGACACTATCCCATACGAATATCAAAATGGGGTATGGAATAACATCTTATATTTTGAGAGGTATCCGCGTGATGCAGCAGTAAGCACATATGGATCATACAAGTCAAAGTTCATCTACAAGACAGCAGAGAACCTTAAATTGATTTAAAATCAAAACTTCGGAAACCAGGGAAAAAAAACAGTGTTATCATGATAGTGTGGAGTGTGACGGGATAAGGGCAACGGCACACCGCAATACATCTCTCAAACTAAAGTGTTTGAAACTCATAATTCACTAAGCAAAGGGCAGTTTTATAGCTGCCTTTTGTTTTGCTTATTTTCAGGAGAAGAAATGAATTACAAAGAAATAGAAATCAGCAAGCTAATGCCATACGAGAACAATGCAAGAACGCACAGTGAGGCACAGCTAAATAGAATTGCAGAAAGCATAAAAGAGTTCGGATTCATCAATCCAATACTAATTGACAAGGAATACGGAATCATCGCAGGTCATGGAAGAATGATGGCCGCAAAACAACTCGGAATAGACAAGGTGCCTTGCTTATTTGTTGAGCATCTAAGCGAGGAACAGAAACGAGCATACATAATCGCAGACAATAAACTCGCACTAGACGCGGGATGGGATTACGACATACTCGAAAAAGAGATGAAAGCACTGCAGGAGATGGACTTTGATTTAGAGCTAACGGGTTTCACAGAAGATGAAATTGCAGGCATAATCAAACTAGGAACTGAAGAGGAATACGAGGACGACTTTGACCCTGAAGAGGCACTACCTGAAGAGGCAGTCACAAAGCCAGGAGACATATGGCAGCTAGGAGAACATATACTTGCATGTGGCGATAGCACGAACAGCGAGGACATGCAGAGACTTGTAGATGGCAGAGCGGTAGATTTGATAGTAACAGATCCACCATACAATGTGGCATATGAGGGGCGCTCCAAAAAAAGAGAAAAAATAGAAAACGACCATCAATCAACAGATGACTTCACAGATTTTTTAAGCAAAGCATTTGTGAATATGGCAGAATGGCTAAAACCTGGGGGGGTGGTCTACATATGGCACGCAGACACGATGAGAACAGCTTTTGTTAAAGCAATCGAAACCGCAGGGATAAGAGTAAGAGAAGTGTTGGTGTGGGTAAAAAACAGAATGGTTTTTGGCAGACAAGATTATCATTGGCAACACGAACCATGTCTTTACGGATGGAAAGATGGAGCAACACACTACTTCATAGACGACAGAACGCAGACAACAGTAATGCAGTATGACAAACCTGCAAAGAGCATAGAACATCCAACAATGAAACCTATCGAGTTAATTGCAAAACAAATACAGAACAGCAGCAGGGCAAACGAGGTCGTTTTGGATCCATTTGGTGGAAGTGGCACAACTCTTATAGCATGCGAACATCTGAAGAGGAAATGCTTAACCATGGAACTAGATCCAAGGTACTGTGATGTCATCGTAAAAAGATGGGAAGAACTAACGGGACAAAAAGCTGAAAGGCTAACATAAAATGACGGAAGGAGGGCATTATGGCAAAGGGCAAATATGATGAATGGCGAACCAAGGAAGGATTGTTAAAAATCGAGGGATGGGCGCGAGACGGACTTATAGATGAGCAAATAGCTCACAACATTGGAATATCGAGGAAAACGCTCAACGAATGGAAAAACAAATATAGTGACATTCGTAACGCCTTAAAAAAAGGCAAGGAAGTCGTAGACATCGAAGTCGAAAATGCGCTCCTTAAAAATGCACTTGGATATGACTATGACGAGACAACGATAGAGGTCGATTCTAAGGGCAAAAAAAGAAAGAAGATTATAACCAAGCATGTGCAGGGGGACACCACTGCGCAGATTTTTTGGTTAAGAAACAGAAAACCACACTTGTGGAGAGATACGCGTAACATCGCGGTAACTGCAGAGGATAGCACCAAACTAGATGCAATAATGACACAGTTGGGCGGTGAGGGCCTTGAAGAGTAACTTTCCATTGAGCCAAAAGTATATTGATTTTATCAACACCACAGAGGGGGTAAGTGCTGAGTTTCTAGAGGGGACTACAGCATCGGGAAAGACAACAGTTGGTGCATCTGTCAAGTTCATGCGAATGGTATCTAAAAGCAAACAGAAATTGCATATACTAGCAAGCACAACAATCGGAACTGCTGAGAAGAATATCATCAACCAGGATAATGGAATCCTTGATTTACACAAGAACGCAGAATATAGAGGAAATGGCGACAAAGAGAATAAACTATCTCACATAAGATTTGAGGACAAGATTATCTATGTGTTAGGTTACAACGATGCACAGAAGTGGAAGTTAGCACTTGGAGGACA